AAACCATTTGCTTTTTTTAACATCGGTAGGTTCATGCTCATTTACAGAACAACCACAGTCTTCATCAACATATTCTAAATCATCACCCAACCCTACTGTCATTTCTTTAAGTTTATATGGGTCAAACTCATCATCATCATCACGTTCAGGTTTATCAAATGGATAATAATAATCCTCAGGGTCACCTTCTTTCATTCTAAATTCTTTAGAATCGTCTAAATCGGTGAAAGCTTCGGCATATTTTTTAATTGCTAATACAATAGCTTTTGCAACTTTTTCTGGATAATCTTTAATTTTAACACCACCTATTATATCTTTAAGTGTGTTTTGAAGAATTATTATTTCATCATCTGGTGCCAGTATAGAACCTTTTAATATATTTCCATCCAATTCAACCTCGAAATAAATATTAGTTTGGTCATCAGTTTCAAAATAAAATGCTCTTTGAGTACTATCATTTTTAAAACCTAATTTTCTTTCGAAATTCCACATGTCATCACCATCAATTAGATAATTGATAACACTCGTTGAAGAAATAACATCACTCCCAGTATCATAAACATTATCACCATGAGCCATATCGTCATCATAAGGATTTGTAAACCTCTCTTTATGGGATGCCATATCATCCGTAAAATCTTCACTAATTTTTGATTCATTAAGCCTTATATTTAATTTCTCAATATGTTTTTTCTTATCAAACCTTCTCATATCTTTTACTTTTAATTTTTTCGTAAGACCCCACACCATAATGACTATCTACAAATTCTTTAATATCTTCATCTTTATATTCTAAAGCCTCTCCATTCTCAATTGCTTCTTCAGGTGTATCATCAGATAAATAACCATCATGCTTCATTAAAATATTATATAATTTTTGTGCTTTAACTCCATCGCTATATAAGATGTACGCATCACCATAAAGACCAAATCCATCTCTTTTTACCCTCATTAAACCAACTCTAGGATTATCTTTAATGTACTCATGGAAAAATCTTTTAGCTTCAGGCCCCACTAAAAAAGCTACACTTCGTTTTCCTTGTATTACGGTCATCATAGCGTCAAAGTCCCGATAAGCTTCGCTTGCATTAATAGTTTCAACAAGACAACGCATTTCAAAGAGTAAATTCACTCTTTTTATATGTTTCTTTTTATCGCCTCTTCGCATTGTTTAATAATTGAGTTAATTTAGGGTATATATCTGGTACGATAGTATATTGAATTTCATCTTCTTGAATATTTGGACTACCTTTTTTAAACCTTTCTTGGAAACGTTTATTGGCTTGAATCATATTCTTTAGTTTATCTTCTTTTCTCATTACCAAGTTTTATATACTATTAATTCATATCGACCAGAATCCATTCTATAAATAACCACTTTTAAAGCCCTATTCATAGGTTTACCCAATTTACTTAATATTGGTTCACCATCTTTTAGCAATTCAATTACAGCACTTTTTGTTTGTCCATAAGAAACCCCACCAGTACCAAATTGTGTAAACATATCATCTTCATTTACCGTACACCCAATTGTAGAAGCTTTTCTTCTAACTTCATCCAATGCTTCAGATAAAGTATCAAAATAAACATTATCATCCAACTCAATTTCATTAAGTTGTCTTTGTTCAAAAAGAAAATTAATTTTTTCTATGTGTATTTTTTTATCTTGTTTTCTCATATCTTATAAATATTTAGTCCATGCCCAGAATTTTCTAATTTTAGTATAATTCGTAACATCTTCATTTGCATAAGCCTCTCTTTCAAAAGAAATATTATTATAAGCCTTTCCACCATATTTGAAAAGTTTAACAAACCATTCTAATAAATAAATTATAAAAAATGGTATAACCAACATTTCTATTTGTTGTTTTATGTGTATAAATTCATGTTTAAGAATTTCTTCGGAATTGCCTTTATACTTCTCTTTTAAGATAATGAACGGAAATAATGTAATCCCTTCAACATTCTTAAATAGAAGTTTATCATTATATATAATTGTTGGTATTTTCATATAATCCTTTAATATAAATATAAAAAAAAATCACTTAGGTAGCGAAACTCAAGTGATTTTAATAGCCGTTTGACTATAGTCGGTCCTAAACCGTTTATCTTAATATGATACTAGAATATCAAGATTGCTCTATCAAATCTTAATGTAGCAGTAATATCAGCGATTCCATCATCATCCATAGCTAAATCTCCAAACCCTACGTTAGTTAACATAGTTCCTTGTAATTGCCATTTTTCAACAACAACACCAGTTGGGTCTAACATTTCAATTTCAATGTCTTTCTTATAACCAGCAGCATAACCTTGTCTACCTGTAACAGATTCAGATTGTAATCTAACCCACTCCATAATTGCTTGTGAGGATGATGGACCAATAGCATCTCTAAAAACTACCTCAATAGTTTCCCAAGTAAATCTACCAATTACCCAAGTTGAAGTGTTTAAGAAAGGAATCTCAACTTCTTTTTGCTCAATTGAAGGACGTGACGCTGATTGTAACCACCATTGTTGAATACCTAATTCAGATGGAAATCTCATCAACCATCTATTCTTTTTCTTTGGTTCGTAAGGAACTGGCATTTTCATTAGTAAATCACTCATAATATTTGTATTTTAATTTTTTTTTTAATTTCTTTATTTAATAATAAATATGTGAAGAAAGGTTTTTTTTCTCCACATATTATTTTTTTTACACGTCTTCGAATGAAGCACCAGTATTCATTACCACAAACTCGATTGTTATGAACTCTAAAGCTCTCGTTGGTTTGATGAAAATTCTACCGTTTAATTCACCCCTATCGATTGATTCAGGTGTGTTATCTACTTCTACACGGAAATCTGTAAGACCTCTTTCACTTCTAATGTTATCAAGTATTGGGTTAACCAATGTTTTGAATTGACTTCTTACAACTTCGTCATTTTGTTCGAATAATAATCTCAATGCAACAGCAGAAATAAGTTTTCTAGCTTGTAATAATAACCTTCTTACGTTAAGTCTGTTAAGTGCAGAATCTTTAACTTGTAAGTTTTTATTACCGAAGATTAATATACCATCCGATGCAAATGTAGCAATTGGGTTAATCCTTGCTTCATATAATGTGTCTCTTTCATCAAGAGTTAATGTTTTTCTAGCTTTAACAGCATTAACAACACCTCTTTGAACACCCGCCACAGAGAACCATGGGAATGATACATTATCAGTTAACGCAATGTTTGTAACAACATCTCTTGTAGGTGGTAAATAAATTAAAGCATCATTTTCAGTATCATTAATTTGTACCCAAGGCCAATATGTTGCTGTATAGTTACTATCGATTTCAGCATCTTCTAAAATTTCAGTCACTGCATCAACATCAAGAACAGCACCATCTTGGTAATCAGGTGTAGTTACGATGTATATTGAGTCACATCTTTTTTCTTCAACCATATCGATTGTAGAGTCAACAAGACTTGTATGATTATATATATCAATACCTGGAGTTGCTAAAACATTAATGTTTATAGATTCAGGATTATTGAATGTGTTTATAGCTTCATAATATGCATAGTAATCAGCAGTAGTACCTTGGTCACCAATACTGGTATCTTTAGATATAATAGCTCCACTTGCGATTGCATTATTACTTTTAGTTCCACCAATTACATAACTATTGGTATTAGTTCTACCATCTCTATAAATATCCCATCCATCAAATCCACCATAAGGTGCAAATGTGAATTTTCTTGAGTAAAGGTAGTTATAACTATTACCTGATAAATCTAATTGTGCGTCAGTTTGTATATTAGAATCACCATATACAAATGGATAAACAATATCGCCACCAATTGTAGCTCCGCTTGCATCAACATCCATATGGAAACCTTCTGTGAAACCACTTGTAACAGTTTCATCAACACCTAAGAAATTAAAGAAGTTTTGGTCAATTCCAACTGTGTTTGATAAACCTAAATATATTTTTCTTAATTTTGCATATGGTTCATATGCTGTATTATAACTGATTGAAGGTGCTATAGTAGTACCAGAATAAACTCTAGTTGGCACACCTGTAAATCCAGCTGGGAACGATACTGAAGTGTCTTCAGTTTCATCCAACTCTAATAATACGTAATTTGATTTAGACGCATAGAATCCGTCTAATGTACCAATTTTTTTAGCAACAAAATTATCTGATGTTGGGTCCATTGTACATCTAGAGAATCTTTCATATGAAACTAAATTAGCATCAGTATCGTAGAAACTTCTAATTCTAACGTCAAATTCCCTTAAATCAGGTTTGATGTTTTCAATAGAAATTTTAATATCTTTATTAGCTGAATTACCATCTGAAATAGTAACTAATCTAAATAATTTTTTAATTACACTACCATTTACCTCTGATACAACCCATGGCGTAACAGCTGGTAAATATTCTGTTTTATAATCATCAAACCCTGAATAAACATCTAAAGTAGTTGAAAGACCTGTTATTCCTGAAGTTGTAACTAAAGAGTCTAACATATTTCCATAGATTTCTTCAACGTAAATTGGAGCTGAACCAGTACCAGCGTTGGTACCTAATACTCTTGTAATAAAATTTTTCTTTAAAGAATCGAAAGAAACATTGTAAGAAAAAGCACCTGTAGTTGAAGTTCCACTTAAAGTGAACTCAGCTTTTGCATCAGTAGCGACAGCTGTGGTGTTAGCCATACTTAAACTAACTATATCAAAAGTTAATACTTCGCTGATATAATCAGCTCTACTTCTAAGCAATGCGACAACTTGGTTATTATCAGCAGTTATAGCCCAAGCAGTTCCAGCATCATAGCCTGAAAATCCAAGGACTCTTGTTACGTATAATTGATTTGATTTTGTGAAATATGATTTTGCAATGTAAGGCAATTCATATTTTGGGTAACCTGTACTGGTTACCTTTTCTGGGTTAAGTCCACCAAAGAATGCTTTGAACTCGTTGTAGTCAGAAACAAAAATTGGTTGGAAAGCGGGACCTTTTGTGGTCTCACCAGCCAAACCTACTGTTGTTACGCCTACTTGACGTGTTACGAAGGATAAATCTTTTTCAGATGTGTAAACACCTGGACTCACGAATACTGTTCTATTAGCCATTTAATTAATATTTTTAAAGTTTGTAATTCTTATTTTTAAATAAATATGTAGAATTTTATCAAAAGTTTTTATTATATATTACATATATAATAATTAGTATGATTTTTGTCTTACTTTTGTCATACTTTCTCTATATTTATAATAAAAACCCTATGAAAAGGAGTAAAAATTTAAAAATCACTCCAACAACTCATAAAATATTAAAAGACTATTGTAATGAAAACGGTCTTAAGATGTTTGGGTTTGTTGAAAAGATTATCAAAGAAACTTGCAAAAAGCCTACAGATTTATATGGTGAATAATTACACCTATATAT